CAAATGGTGACTTTATTGTATCTGAGTTTGATATAAATCAAAACCAAGTTCCTAGAGGTGGATTAATTGTTTCATTAGGTTCAACACCAGGTCTTGGATATGCACCATTAGAGGGAGCAAAGGTAAAAGCATTTAAAGATGCAAATGGTGGAATTACAAGTGTTGTCGGTATCGCTACATCATCAGGATTCAACCTTGGTATACAGACTGCTGCCTATGATAATATTACAGGAATAATCACTGTAACAACTAATAAGGTTCATGGATTTGCACTTGAAAGACCAAACACAGTCAAGTTAAAAAATCTTGAGTTCAGTTGTGTTGGATATAGTGGAGTTACAACAACGATATTCCAAGATCATGAAAGACCGTTATTCTTAGTAGGTATTGTATCTGATAGAACATTTGAGGTTCAAGCAGGACCAAGTACGATTTATCATACTTATCAAGGTGGAGGAGAAGCATTTGAGTTCTTTGAAGATCTTACATTTGGTTCAGGATATCGTGGTGGTACAGTTGCCTGTGGTGTCACAGACCAAGCATATGTTCACAGATTTGTGAGTTCTGGTATTAATTCAATCCGTAAAGGTAATTTTGCTGCAACAGGTTCAAATGCGTTTACTGCGACTAATGCAGTTTATACATCTCACACTGGTCAACTTGTACTTACTATACCTAGTCATGGTTTATCAACAAGTGATACAGTTGGTATTGATACAGGTGGATTAGTATTCAAGTGTTCAAAAGATAATTTCTTCTCTAATCATCCATATCCTCGTTCAGTATCTAAAACAAGTTTCCCTAATTCAGATCCTATTGCTGGTATTCAAACTGCAATTATCGCAACTACAACTGACACTATCACAATCAATGTCGGTCAAGGTGGTGGCGGTGGAACGGGAGCAGAAGTGACTGCAACAGTTGGTGCTGGTGGTACTCTTGCATTTACAATTACACAAGCAGGTTCTGGTTATGTAAATCCTGAAATAATTATTCCTCAACCTAATTATGATAATTTACCAGTAATTGGTATATCAAGACAAGGAATTGGTGCAACAACTGATACAGGTTCAAACTTATTAGTTGATGTAAAAGTTAGTGCAGCAAAAACAACTGTGGGTATCGGTTCAACAACATTTGAAATATCAGAGTTTGCTATTGCAAGACCAGGTCATTCATTTAAAGTTGGTGATAAGTTTAAACCTGTTGGATTAGTTACTGCTGCTCATCTATCAGCACCTATTCAAGAGTTTGAACTAGAGGTAACTCAAATATTCAGTGATAAGTTTTCTGCTTGGCAATTTGGTGAGTTAGACTTTATTGATACTATTAAGAACTTACAAGATGGTGCAAGAAAGAGATTCCCATTATTCTTTAATGGTCAGTTGTTAAGTTTTGAGAAAGATCTTACAAACTCACGTTCTCAGTTGATAGACTTAAATTCAATTTTACTAATATTTGTAAATGGTGTGCTACAGAAACCTGGTGAATCATATCAATTTGAAGGTGGTACTACATTTGAATTTGAAGAGGCACCAAGAGCAGAAGCAAAGGTAGATATTTTCTTCTACAAAGGTCAAGAAGGAGTAGACGTTGATGTGGCAGATATTCAGCAAACAGTAAAAATCGGTGATGAATTAAGAGTATTCAAACATCCTGTAGGACTTACAACTTCACAACAGGATGAGAGAACAATAAATGCTCTATTAGGTGCAAAACTTGTTGAAACTGATATTTACACTGGTCGTGGTATTGATGAAAATAATAATAAACCAATTAGATGGACTAAACAAAAAGTTGATATTGTATTAAATGGTAAGAAGATTGATAAGTCAAGAGAGATTCTTGAACCTCAAGTTTATCCAACTTCAAAAATTATAGGAGATTTCACTGAAACATCAGGAGTAGGTAATCTTAATGGTATATTTGTTGATGATGCGGAGGTGTTCTTCTACGAAAAAGGAGATCATCTAAGTTCAAGCAATCCAGATGAATCTGATGGTGATTATAATTTAGCATTTAATTCTGTCGATGCATTAGTTACATCTGGTGCGATTCCAACTGGTGCTTCTATGACTGCAAATGTATCTGGATCTGGAACAATAACTTCGTTAACAATAACTGATGCTGGTTCAGGTTACACTGGAACTGCATCAATTACAATAGGTTCTCCTGTTGGTGTTGGAACAACAGCGACTGCAACAGCAACTATATCTAATGGTTCGATAACAGGCACAACTATTACTAATCCAGGACTAGGATATTCAGCATTAACACCTCCTCAAGTGTTGGTTGAGTTACCAACATTTGAAACTGAAAAGATTACATCAATTGATAATGTTGAAGGATTTACTGGTATCATCACAGGTATCACAACAACTACAGGAACTGGTGGACATCCACTAGCACTTAAGTTCTTCTTCAGGGCTGACAAAGCAGCAAATAGTTTGCTTGTAAACTATCCAGTGTTTATCAAAGATACTTCAGTTGGAAATGGTGTTACATCAGTTGATAGTCAGGATTCATCAGTTGTTGGTATTGGTACTACATTTGTAGATAACATCTATAAGGTGCATAACGTAGCTTCTCTTGGTGAAAACGGAGAAATTACTTGTAACGTTCATACAAATAGCACCTCTTCAATATTAGGTATCGCACAAACTGGTAATTTTGATAGTTCAAATCCTGGTATCAGTACTGAATTGGGTAAAATTTCATGGGGTAGATTATATAATGCAACTCGTAATGACTCTCCTATCTCTATAGGAGTCACTGGTCTTACAGTCAATACTGGTTTGACTACCTTCCCAACTATTCAAAGAAAGAACTACACTGCAGGGTCACTAAGGGGTCTGAGATCATCAGGTGCTATCAGGGTCTTCGGAATTTGATTACATTACCTCTATAAATAAAAAGAAAAAGTTAATTAACAATGTCAGCGATAATTACTGATCAATTTAGAATTCTGAATGCTAACAACTTTGTTGAGTCAGTAGAAAACACAAATAATTCATATTACGTTTTTATTGGATTACCAAACCCAGCTGGAACAGGGTCACTTGTTGGTTATGGAAGATCTTCCGATTGGAACTCATCTACACCTGCACCGACTGATAGTTTTTCCTATCGTTCACACACAGGTGATACAATGATGTTTGGAAAGAAAATATCATCTGCGAATATTAGAAGAATTATAAGAAGAGTAGACTGGGTTGCTGGTAGTAGATATGAAATTTATAGAGATGATTATAGTGTCGAAAATCCAAGTCCATTAACACAAGCAAATAGGTTATATGATGCGAACTACTACGTACTTAATTCCGACTTCAAAGTTTACGTTTGTATTGATAATGGATCAACAGGATCTAACCCGCTTGGAAATGTCTCCCAAGATGAGCCAACCTTCACTGATTTGGAACCTTCCAAGGCAGGAAATAGCGGTGACGGATATCTTTGGAAGTATCTTTTCACTGTTTCACCTAGTGACATTATTAAATTTGACTCAACTGAATTTATTACTGTTCCAAATAGTTGGACCTCTAGCCAAGATTCTCAAATCAGAGCGGTTCGTGAAAATGGAAACTCTGACATAAACCAAAATCAAATTAAACACATCTATATTGAAAATTCTGGTAGTGGATATGCAAATGGATTAAGTCAAGAAGTTGACATAATTGGTGATGGTGAAGGAGCAAAAGCAAGAGTTGACGTTGTAAATGGTTCAATTACTGACGTTGTGGTGAGTGCAGGAGGAAAAGGTTATAGTTATGGTATTGTAGATTTAGGTACATTAAGTAGTGGTGTCAGTACATCAACTGGTCGTGCTAAACTTGTACCTATTATTCCACCAGGATTAGGGCACGGTCATAATGTGTATACTGAACTAGGAACTGATAGAGTAATTGTTTATGCAAGATTTGACGATTCGACAAAAGATTTTCCTGTTGATACAAAATTTGCACAAGTAGGGGTGGTAAAAAATCCAACAAAGGTAGGTACTTCTGTAACTTATACAGATAATACATACTCATCATTACAAGCACTTAAATTTGAGTCTGTTACTGGTGTTCCACAAGTTGGTGAAGAAATAAAACAAGTATTAACTATTTCACCAAATACAGGCAAAAATGCGACAGCGTATGTTGCCTCTTATGATTCTGAAACAAAAGTATTGAAGTATTTTAGAGATCGATCTCTTAACTTCAACCGCACAACTTATGATCATACTGATTATGCTGGTATTTCAACTGCTGGTAGAATATATCAATTTGAATCAGTTGTTGGTGCAAATAACATTGAAGGTAAATCATCATTCTTCTCTGGTTCAATTTCTCGTAATTTCTCAGGAATAACAACAAATCCATCAGGTAATAAATTAATTAACTTGGGAGTTAACTTTATTTCAGGACTTTCTAATTCTGAGATAAATAAAGG